GTTGGCATTTTCACCAGATCAGAGTCAGAAATATTTGAGAATGAGCGAAACCACCACCACCGAGCCGGAACCGTTCGAGCTGGACCCCAATTCGACCTGGATCGCAGCTGTCGAGCTGTTCCAGAAGGAGGGGGCCGAGTGGCTGACGGCCGCTGACGCGCCGCAGCTCATGGCGCTGCGCACGATCGCGAAGCAGCTCGACGCCGGCACCTTCCAAGCCGCCCTGATCTCGCAGTTCACCCTGATCCACCGGGCGCTGCTCAACCGCCGGCCTGGCGAGCCGCAGCAGCCGACCGATCCCGCCGGCGCAGCTCGGCAGGCAGCCATGGGGCCGTCGCTGTTCGAGCAGCTGGGCGGCGTCTGGACGGCCGACGCATGAGCCGGCAGCTGCACCTGGATTCCCCGCGCTACCCGCAGCCGTGCGGTGATCGTGAATGCCGGCGCTGCTACCCGCCGACGCCGGCCGAGGCGCGAGCCGCCTACGTCGCAGCGTGGGACGAGCTGCAGCGCTCGGATCTCGACCGCTTCCGCGAGGCCGTCGAGCAGTTCCACGCCGCTCTGGTCGAGCTGCTGCTGCCGGCGTGCGAGGCGATCGTGGCCGCGATCGAGCGCCTGGCTGACGCGTGGCACGACAGCCGGCCGGTGCGCTGGCTGAACCGTCGAGCGCGCCGCGCCGCCATGCGCCGGCATCCCGCCGGCTCGCAGCCTGGCGTCGTGACAGTTGACGTGTCCCTGGACATGTCCGGGTTTCTGGCCGCGCTCGACGCGCTGCCCTCGGCCGAGGATTTGGCGCGCCGCGCCGGCATCCGCCTGCCCGAGCTGCCGGCGTCGCGGATCTACACGCCCCCGGCTGCGCTGTCGTGGGTTGACGTTGACCGGCTGGCAGAGCGCGCCGGCCGGGATCTCGGCACGTTCGACGCGATCGTGGCCGGCCCGACGCCGGCCGAGATCCCGCCCGCCCCGCTCTGCCAGCCGGTCAACGCCGGCCAGCACGTCGGCCGGATGCGCCGGCACACCTGGCGCGAGCTGCTGCAGCTGCCCGGTGGGGACATGGCCTAGACATGTCCATGTCACAGCCCTACCCCGACATTGCGCCGTGGCCCCCGCGTCGCTGGACGCCGCCCCTCAGCGACGATTTCCCGAGCGCGTTCGACGGCTACCGCGATCTGTTCCGGCTGATCTGGTTCGCGGCGTTCGGCTACGCGCTCGAAGCGTGGCAAGAGCAGGCCGTGCGCCACGTGCTAGAGCTGTACCCGCCGGGGCACCGTCGAGCCGGTCAGCTGCGCTGGCGTCAGATCGTGATCAGTCTCGGCCGGCAGAACGGCAAGACCGAGATAGCCGCAGCTATCGGCCTGTTCGCGCTGCTCATGAAAGCCGCTCCCAACGTCGTGGGGATCGCGTCGAGCGCCGAGCAGGCGCGCCTGGTCTACAAGCGCACCATGCGCGCGATCCGGGGCACGCCGAAGCTCGCGCAGCGGTTCCGGGCGCTGACCGAGACCCGAGGCATTCAGACGAAGGACGGCGGGCAGTACGAGATCAAGGCCGCGAAGTCGGCGGCGCTGCAGGGTATCCCGATCGACGCCGGCCTGGTCGATGAGCTGCACATTCTCGCGCGCGCGCTCTGGTTCGATCTGGTCAACGGTATGGGCGGCCGGCCTAACTGTTTCGTCGTCGGGATCACCACCGCCGGCGACGAGGGCAGCGAGCTGCTGCTGCACCTGTACGAGCAGGGCGCTGACGCGATCGAGGCCGGCGCGGATGCCCGGTTCGGGTTCTACGTGTGGGAGGCCGACGCGGCCGAGATCCCCGAGGATGACGACGAGCTGGGCCGCGAGCTGGCGCGTGCTAACCCGTCCGTGGCATCCGGCCGCGTGGATCTCGAAAACGCCGTGATCGAGGTCCGATCCATGCCCCGGCAGGACGCGATCAGATACCGGCTGAATCGGTTCGTGCAGTCGGTCTCTGAGTTCATCACGGCAGCCATGTGGCACGACAACTTCGTGCGCGAGGACTGGCCCGCCGGCGTCGCGCCTATCTTCACGATCGACCGCACGCCCGATTGGTCGGCCGCGACGATCTCGGCGTTCGGCAAGCGGCCGGATGGGCGGATCTACTGTGACGTGGTGGCGTCGATCGTGCGCCCCGACGTGGCGCGCCTGGTGGAGCTGTGCGAGCTGCTGAACACCGCGCATAAGCCGGCGACGTTCGGCATGGACAGCTTCACGCTGCGCGATCTCGGCCGCGAGCTAGAGCTGCGCGGCATCCCGGTGACCATGGCCGGCGTGGCCGACGTGATGAACGGCAGCGCGCTGTTCTACGCGAAGCTGCAGCAGCAGCGCCTGGCGCACCCTGGCCACGATCTGCTCGCGCAGCAGATCCCGCTGACCAAGCGGAAGGACAGTGACGGCGGTTTCAAGATCAGCCGGCAGGCGTCCAGCGCGTCGATCGACGGCGTTATGTCGCACGTGATCGGCGTGCAGCTGTGCGAGAACCACCGCGACAACTCGCTGCAGATGTTCTAGGACACGTGGACATGACTAGGACATGTCCAGTGACGTGACATAAACCAATTACCTAGCGATAGCGTCACAATGGCCGCGCGTCCGAATTACCGCCCACGTGGTCAGCTGAGTAACCATTCTTCACGTGGGACGCATCCGAGAGTGGCTGGCCGGCAGTAGCCGAAGCGCGAGCAGCGACAACCCGACAACCGGCGTGACAGCGCCGAGCCGGTCGGCTGCTCTCGGGACCGTGACCGTGGCCGACGCGTTCGGGATCTCCATGGTCTACCGCGCCATTCAGATCCACGCGATCAGCGCTAAGCAGCTGAGCATCGAGACCACCCGCTACGGCCGCGTGGTCGAAGATCACCCCCTGACCCGCCGGCCCGATCCGCAGAGCACCCGCAGCAGCTGGATCGAGCAGGTCGTGGTGTCCATGGCCAGCACCGGCAACGGTTACGCCGAGATCGTGCGTGACGCGTTCGGGCAGCCTATCGCTCTGCCGGTGCTCAACCCGCTGCAGGTCCGCATTCACACGGATGCCGCCGGCAACGTCACGAAGTACAGCTACCGCAACCGCGAGCTGCAGCCGCGCGACGTGATGCACGTCACCCTGCTGCGCGTTCCCGGCTCGGCCTACGGTCTCGGCCCGGTGCAGGCTGCGCAGCCGGATCTGCGCGGCGCGATCTCCACCCGCGACTATGCGGCCGCGTGGCTGGACGACAGCGGCGTGCCCACCGGCGTGCTCAAGTCGGATCAGAACATCACGCGCGACACGGCAGCCATGGCCAAGGAGCACTGGAACGAGAACGCCGGCCAGAAAAACGGCGTCGTCGTGCTCGGGCAGGGGCTGGACTATCGGCCGATCTTCCTCAGCCCCAAAGATGTGCAGTTCATCGAGTCGCAGCAGTTCAGCGTGACGCAGATCGCGCGCCTGTTCGGCACGCCGGCGTCGCTCATGCTCGCCGCCGTCGAGGGCAACAGCCAGAGCTACAGCAACGTCGAGCAGGACTGGCTCGCCTACGTGCGCTTCACGCTCATGGGCTATCTGACCGAGATCGAGGATGCCCTGTCGGAGCTGCTGCCCGGTGCGCGTCGCGCCCGGTTCAACATCGAGGCCCTGCTGCGCGCCGACACCACGACGCGCTACCAGAGCTACAAGACGGCCATTGATGCCGGATTCCTGACCGTGCCCGAGGTCCGCGAGATCGAGGGATGGGCACCGCTGCCCGACGACGCCGAGACCCCGAGCCAGGAGAAGCCGACCGCATGACCGAGACCCGAGAGACCCGCGAGCTGCACGTGCGCGCAGCCGTCAACGCCGACACCCGCACGATCAGCGGCGTGGGCGTTCCCTACGGCGAGACCATCACGATTTGGGGCGAGCGAGAGCGCCTGGCCCCCGGCAGCGTCGAGGCCGAAGGATGCAAGCTGTTCAGCCGGCACCGCGACCCCATCGGCATCGTGACCGAGGCGCGCGACGACGAGGCCGGCTGGCACCCCACGGCCAAGATCAGCGCGACGCCGGCCGGCGACGAGGCGTATCAGCTCGCCCGCGACGGCGTGCTGGATGGGCTGTCGATCGGGTTCGATCCCGTCGAGTGGCACGTGGAGCGCGACGAGCTGGGCGACGTGATCGTGTACGACCGCGTGCGCGTCCGCGAGGTCTCCCTGGTCCCCTTCCCCGCCTACCCGTCTGCCCGCGTCGAGAGCGTGCGCGAGCTGCCCACCAACAACAACCCCCGTCGAGAGGACACCCCCAACATGAACGATGAGCAGGAGCGCGGCGACGACCTCCGCGAGATCCGCGAGCAGGTGCAGGATCTCGGCCGCCAGGTGGCCCTCGCCGGTCAGCAGCGCGCCGCCGAGCCGGTGGCCGACGAGCGCAGCGCCGGCGCGTGGCTGCGCGACCTGGTGCGCGGCGACGCCGACACCATCCGCGAGTACGAGGGCATGGTGGAGCGCGCCTATGCCGGCGGCACGTCGGCTGACGGCATCCTGACCCCGCAGTACGTGGGCGACACCATCCGCCTGATCGAAGCGCCGAACGTGCTCGGCTCGATCTTCAGCACCGGCGTGCTGCCGTCCAAGGGTCTGAAGCTCGAATACGGCGTGCTCAAGACCGACGACGTGGACGTGGACGAGCAGGAGAACGAGGGCGACGACCTCACCTCCGGGTCCATCACGCTCGGCACCGAGTACGAGACGATCAAGACCTACGGCGGTTACGTCGAGCTGTCGCGCCAGAAGATCGAGCGCACCACCAACGTGAACGTGCTCGACCTCCACCTGCGCGCCCTCGCGCTGCGCGCCGGCCGTCGCAAGGCTGCCGTGCTCCGGGCGCACTACGCGGCGCTGGTGACCGCCAACATGGCCGATCCCGACCGCGTGGCCGTGGTCGAGGACGGCACCGACTGGATCGACTGGCTGGGCGCGATCATCGACGGCGCGGAATGGTTCGCTGACCTCGGCCTGTCGCTCGACGCGCTGGTGGCCGGTAAGGACCGGTTCAAGGAGCTGGCGAGCCTCAAGGACAGCGCCAACCGCCCGCTGATGGTTGTCAGCGGCACCGGCGACAACACCGTGGGCCGGATCAACGCCAAGACCCTCGGCGGCGATCTCGCCGGCGTCACCGTCCGGCTCGACCTCAAGGGCGCAGCCGACCGTGCCGCGTTCGTCAACGGCGAGGCGATCCGCCAGTACAACAGCCCCGTCGTGGAGCTGGCTGACGAGAACATCGTCAACCTGTCGAAGCAGTTCGGCGTCTACTACTACGGCGCGAACGCCACCGAGATCCCCGGTGCCGTCGTCCCCGTCGTCGCAGCGCTGCCGGCCGGCGTCAAGGACGGCAAGTAAGACATGCCCGACGAGAGCACAGAGCAGACCGAGCTGCAGCAGCTCACCGAGCAGCTGCGCGCCTACGTGACGCCCGAAGCGCGCCACGTGGCCGTCGATGAGAAGTACGTCACCGCGTGCGCCTCAGAGGCTCTGGCTCTCGTCGGGCAGCTGATCGGCACCGCGACCGTGCCGGCCGAGATCCGCACACGCGCGATCATCGAGGCCGGCAGCGAGCTGTTCCACAAGCGCCAAGCGCCCAACGGGATCTCGCAGTTCGCGGATGCCACCGGCACCCCGCTGCGCGTCGCCAAAGACCCCATGAACGTGGCTCGCGTCATCCTGCAGCCCTTCCTGCCGCTCGGGTTCGCATGAGCACGCTCGGGGATCTGCGCCGCGAGCTGGCCGACGACGTGGCCGGCTCGCCGGTCGAGCTGACCACCTACGACCACGTGCCGGCGCGCGTGCAGCTGCCGGCCGCGTTCGTCATGGCCGGCGCGCCCTACGTCGAGGCAGATCAGACGTTCGGCAGCTCGATCGTGCGGTTCGGCGTCGTGCTGCTCACGCAGCCGAGCATGAACGCCGACGAGACCGATCAGCTGGATGAGCGGATCGAGAGCGTGCAGCGCCGGCTGCTGAGCGCCGGCTGGCTGGTCGAGCGGATCGAGCGCCCCGAGATCCAAGACCTGAACGGGGCCGAGGTACTGGCCACCGCCCTGAGCGTCGCCGCCGGCGGCGTGACATTCCCCTGACATGTCCTAGACAGTCCACCCGAGAGAAAGAGACACCCATGGGCAGCACCCGCATCCGGGGCAACCGCAAGCCGCAGCTTACGCTCGGCACCCCCGGCACCGATCAGTCGGCTGACGTGATCAGCTGGACGATCGAGAACGAAGAGGCCGACGCCGACGTGGTCACGTTCGAGGACGCGGCCGAGGGCGGGGGCCGGCAGTTCTACCTGCGAGGGTCCGCGATCCAGTCCACCGACACGGCCGCATTCTGGCGCTACGTGTGGGAGAACAGCGGCGAGGAGAACGTGCCCTACACGATCGCGCCGCACGGCAACGCGGTGCCCTCCGAGTCCGAACCGCACTTCGTCGGCACGCTGACGATCGGCCCCAAGCCGACCATTGGCGGCGAGGCGTCCACCGATCCGAAGTCGGCGTTCACGTTCGACTACGAGTTCGCGATCGACGGCGAGCCGACCATGGACACCGGCGCGTAAGCGGGGCGGCGCGTGGCTGAGTACCAGAATCGCGGCATCCGCATTGACGGGCTGCGAGAGCTGAACGCGAAGCTGCGCGCCGCCGGCGACGAGAGCGCCGACCTGCCGGATCTGATGTTCCGGCTCGGCTCGATCGTCATAGCCAACGCGCGCGTGCCGGCCAAGAGCGGCGAGCTGGCCGGCACGCTGCGCGCCGGCAGGGGCCGCACAAAAGCCGTCGTGCGCGCCGGCTACGCCAAGCGAGGCGCGCACGCCGGCGTCGTCCACTACGGCAACCCCCACACGGGCAGCCGAGCGCAGCCGTTCCTGGTGGACGCGCTGCGCCGATCCCAGACACAGCTGGTCAGCGAGCTGCAGACCGGCATCGACCAACTGATGCGTAAGCACAAGCTCTAGAGAGGGCACCCACATGGAAACCGAAACCCCCACCGCCAAGAAGTTCGACCTGGATCAGCTCACGCTGGGCGAGGTCGCAGCGATCGAGGATCTGTCCGGCGTCGCGATCGGCAGCGTGTCCGAGTCCACCCCGCAGGGCAAGTTCCTGGCGGCGCTCTACATGGTGGCCAAGCGCCGCAACGGGCACCCCACCTTCACATTCAACGCCGCCCTGCAGGCGTCCATGAGCGAGGCGCAGAGCTTCCTCGGGTTCGACGAGACCGACGACGCCGACGCGGCCGAGAGCAGCGCCGAGGGAAACGGCGACAGCTCGCCCGAGAACGCGCCCGCCTAAAGGCGCAGTTCATCGTGCAGCTCGGCATCGACCCCGATGCATACGAGCGCCTGACGATCGCTGAGCGCGACGCGATCGTGCGCGAGCTGAACAAGCGCAAAGGCCGGCGCAGATAGCCGGCGGACATGTCCTAGACATGTCACCCCTGACCGGCCGGCCCCGACACACCCCCCGCCGGGGCCGGCCCCCCAGATTTTCCCCCGAGAGGACACTAGCGCCGCCATGGCCAAGAACACCGTAATTGTGTCGATCCTCGGGGATACCCGCGACCTGCAGAGCAAGCTCGGCGGGGCCACCGGATCGCTGAGCAAGTGGGGCGCAGCTGCCGCTGCAGCTGCCGCTGTCGCCGCTGCCGCGATCGGGGCCGGCGTCGCCAAGAGCGTCAAGGCTGCCAGTGCCCTAGAGCAAAACATGGGGGCCATGGACAGCGTTTTCAAGGGCAACGCGGCGCAGATGCAGCAGTGGGCGGCCGGCGCGGCCGGCGCGGTCGGTCTGGCAAAGTCCGAGTACGCCGGCCTGGCTACCGTGCTCGGCTCGCAGCTGCGCAACATGGGCGTAGAGAGCGCCGCGCTGGCCGGCAAGACTAACGAGCTGATCGGGCTGGGCGCGGATCTGTCGGCGCAGTTCGGTGGCAGCACGTCGGATGCCGTCAGCGCCCTGTCGTCGCTGCTGCGCGGCGAACGTGACCCGATCGAGCGTTACGGCGTGTCGATCAACGAGGCGGCCGTGCAGGCGAAGCTGGCCGAGATGGGTCTGAGCGGTCTCAGCGGCGAGGCTGAGAAGAACGCCAAGCTGCAGGCCACTCTCGCGCTGCTGTATCAGCAGACCGCCGACGCGCAGGGCGCATTCGCCCGCGAGAGCACCACGCTGGCCGGCGCGCAGCAGCGCCTGGCTGCCGGCGCTGAAAACCTGTTCGCCACGTTCGGCACGGCGCTGCTGCCGGCGTTCACGGCCGTGACCGCAGCGGCCGGCGTGCTGCTCAACAAGCTGCAGGGCAGCGACTGGTTCGCCAACGTCACGGCGTCGATCACCGGCGCATCGAACGCGTTTGCCGATTTCGTGTTCGGCCTGCTCAATGGCACGTCGTCGCTCGATTTCGGGGCGCTGTTCGCCGGCCTGCTGCCGGCCGTGATTCAGGGCGTCCAGTCTGCAGCTGCCTGGATCGCCGGCGGCGGTCTCAACAGCCTGGTGGCCGGCCTGACCGCCGGCCGTGGGGCCATGCTCGACGGCGCAGTGCAGCTGTTCACCGCGCTGGCTGAGGCGCTGCCCATGATCCTGCCGGCGCTGCTCACGGCCGTGCTCGGGTTCATCACTCAGATGATCTCGCAGCTGGCCACGTTCGTGCCGCTGCTGCTCAACGCTGGCGTGCAGATGTTCACGCAGCTGATCACCGCCCTGGTGACCGTTATCCCGTCGATCCTCACCACGCTGGTAACCCTGCTGCCCGGCATCCTCACGACGCTGCTCGGCATGATCCCCGTCATTCTCGGCGCGGCCGTGCAGGTATTCACGCAGCTGGTGGCCGCTATCCCGGTGATCATCCCCCCGCTGATCGAGGCCGTGGTGGGGCTGCTGCCGCAGCTGGTGGCGTCGATCGTGTCGATGCTCCCCGGCATCCTGCAGGGCGCTATCGAGCTGTTCACGGCGCTGGTGCAGGCGCTGCCGATCATCCTGCCTACCCTGCTGACGGGCATCCTCAATCTGCTGCCGTCCATCCTGTCGTCGGTGATCTCGATGATCCCGGCGCTGATCAACGGCGCTGTGCAGCTGTTCACCGGCATCGTGCAGGCGCTGCCCAAGATCATCCCGCAGCTGATCGGCGCGCTGATCGGTCTCGCCCCCACCATGATCTCGACCCTGATCGGTCTCGTGCCGCAGCTGATCAAGGCCGGCATGGATCTGATCGCCGGTCTGGTCAAGGGTCTGATGCAGGCCGCCGGTTCGGTCGGCAGCGCGCTGCTCGATATCGCGAAAAACGCCGTGGGAGACTTCCTGAGTTTTCTCGGCATTCACTCGCCGTCCCGCCTGTTCGCCGGGTTCGGTAAGAACACCGTGCAGGGTCTCGTGCAGGGTCTGACGCGTAACGCCGGCCTGGTCGACGGGGCCATGGGCGCGCTGAGCTCGCGCGTGGCCGGCGGGTTCGATCCCGTGCTGACCACGCCCGAGATCGACACGGCATTCAACAGCTACGGCGCCGCTCGCAGCTCGGCCGCCGGCGCCGCGCCGGTGTACCAGATCAGCCTCAGCACGCTGAACGCGACCGCTGAGACCGGCCGTGTGATCGTCGAAGCGATCCGCGACTACGAGGACGCGGGGGGCCGGCTGTGACCGTCATCGAGCGCCCCCTGTTCGGCCGCGTCGAGCTGCAGCGTGCCGAGATCCGCCGGCTGTTCGGGGCCGGGTTCGAGAGCGAGGCAGATACGCCCTGGACGCTGGGGGCCGGCATGGTCCGCGAGAACACCACGGCGGCCTACTGGGGTAACTGGCGGCTGCGCCTGAACGCCGGCACGGGTAACCGGACGGCGCGCAGCGAGCTGATCCCCGTTATCCCCGGAATGCGCTACGGCATCGCGCTGTATTGCCGGCGTGACGCCAATTTCAACGGCACAAGCGACAACACCAAGCTGCGCATTGCGAGCACCTCCGACAGCATCCTCGGGGCGCTGTCTTACGCAGCTGCAGACATGCCGGCAGCAGCGGTCTGGTATCGGCGTGCAATGGAATGGACCGCGCCCGATGATGTTCGGTCTGTGCGGTTCAACCTCATGGCCAACAACACCGCCGGCTACGGCCTGCTCGACTCGATCACCGTCACCCCGCTTTACCCGAGCTGGTACGACGCCGGCGTGGCGGATGCCCTGCAGCTGACGATCCGCCGGGGCGGATCTCGGCAGAGCGTCGGCGTGAAAACCGACGTGGGGCTGATGACTTTCCAGCTGCTCGACGCCGGCGATCCCATGGCCGGCGGCACGTTCGCGCCCGGTCAAGAGATCCGGGGGGTATCCCGTGATCGCGACGGCGGGCTGGCCGAGCTGTTCACCGGCCGCGTGGTCGATGTCGCCAGCAGCTACCCGCTCAACAAGTCCACCGGCCGGCAGCGAGCTGTCACGACTGTGACCGTGGCGGATGCCGTCAAGACCCACGGCGAGACCCCGCGTTACGGCGTGGCGATCCCTACCGGGTTCGAGACATTCGAGGCGCGCATTAGTCGGCTCGCCGGCTCGGGTCTGGCCCCGATCGAAGCACCCGCGCAGGGTGCCCCCAGAGAGGTGTACGCGTTCTAATGCCCGAGCTGACCCGCGTATCAAAGAGCAGCCCCGCGACCACGTTTTTCATGGGCGCTGACCTGATCAGCCAGGACGAAAACCGGAACGTGTCGATCGTCCGCTGCTATATCGGCGCGGACAATGGCCCCGGCGGTAGCACCGGATCGTATTTCGCTGACTACGGCGAGCAGCAGGGCCACATGGAAAACGTGGTGCATTTCCTGACGCATTCCGGCAAGCCGTTCCTGCCCTCTGGCGTGCCCAATGGCGGCCGGCGCTGGCTCGACGTGCGCGACGTCGAAGTGGGCCACGGCAGCGACGGGCGGCGCGGTGGCGTCAGTCTGCGTATGGACCTGAAATATGGCCCCCACAATGAAAGTCACTGGGGCTGGTTCGACAACTTCCCTCGCATCGCCAAAGCGCCGAGCACCCCCGGCGTACCGACGCTGAGCAACGTTACGACGAGCAGCGCGCGCGTCAACGGCAGCGCCCCCGGCGACGACGGCGGCGCGCCTGTTATCGAGTATCAGTTTCAGGCGGCAACGGATGCCGGGTTCACGGCCGGCGTCGTCACGTCGAATAACGCCGGCCCGACGCACGACGTGCCTGGACTCACCCCCGGTCAGCGCTACTGGTTCCGCTACCGCGCGCGAAACCGGCGCGGCTGGTCCGGCTGGGCGGGCACGCCTAACACGTTCGTGGGGCTGCCGGCCCCGACGTTCACCGGATGGGCGCAGAACGCCGCCGGCGAGCTGGTGGGCACCTGGACGGCCCCCAACCCCGCCACGGGCCTGACTGGCTATCGGCTGCAGGTGGCGAGGGATGCCGGTTTCACGCAGGGCGTGCAGAGCATCGACATAGGCAACGTGCTGCAGCACGCCGTCGCCGGCCTGGCTGGCGGACGCTACTACCACGCCCGCGTCGCAGCTCGCACCGCCGGCGGCGTCAACGCCTACTCAGGATCTCGGCAGGCGCTGCTGGTACTCAGCGCCGGCGATCTCGACAGCTGGACCCGTGTGGGCCAGTTGCCGGCCGGTATGGCGGCATTCACGGCCGAGGGTATCCGGCGGGGCACCGTCGCCGGCCGGCAGGCTCTCGTGGTCGAGAACCTGTCCACGGAAGCGGCGCAGCTCACTACCGGCCAGCTCGGCCTGCAGCGCGTCGTCACCGGCCTAAAGATCGGCACGGCGTACCGCTTCCGCGCATCCGCGCAGCTGACCGAGAACGCCCCTCTGGCGCGTCAGTATCGCCTGCAGGTAGTGGGAGAGGGCGCGGGGCCGGTTACGGCCGTCACAACCGCGCTCACGGCCCTGGGGGACGGTATCGAGTTTGTGGCCGACACTCAGACCGCGACGCTGCAGATCCTGCTCGCGCAGGGCGTCACCGTGCCGGCAGACACGGAAGCTGTCGAGCGCGTCGCGTTCTCGGGCATCGAGCTGGTCGAGCTGGTGACCGACTACCCGGTGCGTCTGCGCGAAACGGTCTACGAGTCGAATCTGGCCAACCATTTCGATCTCGCGTGCAACAGCGTGGGCGCGAGCTGGTACGTGGGCAAGGACGGCGTAACCCGCTTCCGCCTGCCTGGCACCGCGCTGCCGGTCTCGGCCGTGTTCTCCGACGAGACCGACGCCGGCGCGCTGCACTACATCGACGTGTCGGCCGCGTATGACACCCGCGGAATGGTGAACCGGCTCGACGTGACCAACTACGGCGTAAGCGAGGATCGGGAGACCGAGGACAACAGCGAGCTGATCGTGGTCGAGCAGGCGAGCATCGACGCGTTCGGTGTCCGCTCTAGCCGGCTCGAAGTGAACCTATGGGACCGCGCGCCCTATGACGAATCGCTGAACGATCGGCTGTCCAATCTGCTGGCCGAGGCATCCGAGCCGCGCCTGTTCGTGTCGAGCTTCCGGTGGAACGCGCAGGAGAACCTGCCGGCCGCCAACGCGCTCGACGTGGGCCAGCGCATCACCGTGCGATTCAACGGCACCGAGCAAGATTCCCAGATCGTCGCGCTGCAGCACGACATTACCCCGCGCCGGTGGATCGTCACCGTGACGCTGAGGAGGCTCTGACATGGCACTGAGACAGCTCGAAGAAGCCGTGCGCAACCTGCAGCGCCGCGTAGGCGAGATCCTGCAGCAGCTGGCCCCCGTGGGCACGGTTCACGCGTTCGCCGGCAGCAACGCGCCGGCCAACTACCTGCCCCTGGACGGGCGCGCGGTCTCGCGCACCGAGTACGCCGTGCTGTTCGCGCTGATCGGCGTCACCTATGGCCCTGGCAACGGCAGCACGACATTCAACGTGCCCGACGCGCGAGGGCGCGCCCTGGTGGCGATCGACACCGCACAAACCGAGTTCAACGTGCTCGGCAAGACCGGCGGGGCCAAGACTCACGTGCTGACCGAGGCGCAGATGCCGAGCCATACGCACGCTGTGGGGTCTAACGCTGACGGTTTCGCAGCGCACCGGACCAACACGGTCGGCGGATATCGCGCCGTGTTCGCGTCGGGATCGACGGGTGAGGTATTCGACTACCGCGCGCCGGCGTCAACCGGCGGGGGCCAAGCGCATAACAACCTGCAGCCCTATCTGACCATCACCTACGTGATAAAGGCCAAGTGACCTGTCTAGGACATGTCACACCCGAGAGAGGAAACCCCATGACACTGATCGAGGACGTGCTGAGCGAGCAGATCGCAGCACTGAGAGCGTCGGCCGGCCTGTTCGTTCGCCAGCGCGCCGACGCCCTCGCAGCGGCCGAGGCTGCAGCCGTGCAGGCGGCCGGCGCGGATGCCCGAGCCGCTGCGCTGCAGGCCGAGCTGGACGCCTACCGCGAGCTGCTGCCGGCCCCCGAGATCCCCGAGGCCGAGCCGGCCGACGAGCCGGCAGCCGAAGACGCCCCGATCTACGTCGAGCTGCAGCAGCAGCGCGACGCGTGAAACCCCGAGAGAGATAGGAGACCCCATGACCATGTTTCCCAACGGGGCCAGCACGGCCCCCAAGGTGTCGAGTCCGTTCGGCCCCCGAGATCCCCGAATCGGTATCAGCTCGCAGCACAATGGCGCTGACCTGATCGGGTTCGAGGACGTTCACGCTGTCGAGGCCGGCACCGTGACGCACGCCGGCTGGATGAACAGCGCCGCCGGCATCACCGTGGTGATTGACCACGGCAACGGCATCACGTCGCTCTACATGCACCTGGAACGCGTCAGCGTCGGCCGGGGCCGCGTGGCCGAGGGCGCGAAGATCGGCGAGGTCGGCAGCACCGGCAACGCGACCGGCGACTGCCTGCACTACGAGATCCGCCTGCACGGCCGCAGCATCGAGCCGCTGGGCTGGACGGCTGCGCGGATCGCCGGCGGGCAGCCGGCTGCAGCTGCGCCGGCGTTCCCGCTGCCCTGGTCGTGGTATTTCGGCCCGCAGAGCGGCCCCCGCGAGAGCGTCAGCGGATACCACGGCAACGGCGAGCACCTGGCTGTCTGGCAGGCGCGGATGATCGCACGCGGCTGGGATCTCGGCCCCTCGGGCGCTGACGGCCGTTACGGCGATCGCACCCGCGACGTGGCCCGCGCGTTCCAAGCGGAAAAGGGCCTCACCGTGGATGGCAAGATCGGGCCGGCCACGTGGGCGGCAGCCTGGACGGCCCCGATCACGTGACCGCGACCGAGTGGACCCTGATCGCCGTCGCAGTCGTCACAGCGTCCGGTGCGTGGCTGAATGCCCGCTACGGCCGCATGGGGCGGATCGAGCGCCGGCTGGCCAGCGTCGAGAACCTGAACAACCGGCTGTGGGCCTACGTGCGCCAGCAGCACGATCACGCCTACCGATCCGGGTTCGTCCCCCTGCCCATCCCTAACCACCTGTTCGAGAACGGAGATTCCGAATGACCGACCCCGCCCCCCTCACGCGTCGAGAGCGACGGGCGCAGCTGCGCGCCAGCTCTGAGCGCTTCCTGACGCCGGCATTCCGCCGGTGGGCCTACGGCGTCGCCGGCGCGGCCGTCGCGGCTGCCGTGTTCGCCGGCTGGCTCCCCGAGGGCGCTCTGGCCGTCATCCTGCCGCTGATCATGGCCGTGCTCTACGTCGATAAGACCGGTGCGCCGCTCTGAGAGCCGCTGAGAGCACGAAACAGCGCCCCCTGCCTATACGGCGGGGGGCGCTGTCGTGTTCGGCGCTCTCAGAGGCTCCCAGAGCGCCGGCGGCGTGGTCGCTTTACGCGCCGGCCGGCATCCATGTACGGCTGCAGCAGCTGGTCGAGCTGCGCGGCGTTCTCGGCGGATAGGTCGATCTCCCACGTGACGCCCTGCAGCCCGAACGTGACCGTTGCCACGTCGTCGCCGTCGCTGCCGTCGAGATCGTCTGTCAGCAGCTCGATCGTGCGCGTGGCCACGGTCAGCCCTCCAGCTCTCGGATACGTGCTTTCGGCATCACGTAGCTGCCGTTCTCACCCATGCGCTGCAGCTCGAAGTAGTCAGCGTTACGGCGCATGGTGTACTCGCTGACGCCGAGCACGCGCGCGGCCGTGTCGAGCGGAACCATGACCGGCAGCGGGGCCAGCACGCCGGCCACGGTCAGATCGGCCCCGGCGTGCTGCCGGCGGTCGATTGACACGGGCGTGTCCCTGACAGTGTCCATGACACCGGGCAGGGCATCCTGCACGATTGCGTCGGCCGGCAGCGACCACTTATTGCCCACCTTCACAGCTCCGGGCACGCGGCCGGCGTCGAGCCACCGGCGCACCGTGCGCGTGGCCACCTTCCGCTGCGCTGCGAACGCGTCGATCGAGATCATGGCAGTGGCCGGCTGCTTAGCCGGCTGGGGGGCGATCAGTTCCATGGTGAGACCTTCCTGGACATGTGACATTGACATGGACATGTCTAGTGACACTGACATGGACATGTCAAGTGACACGCCGGCATGACAAAGCGCCCCACGTCGCCGGCTCGGGGCGATCGTGGGGCGCGGACAAGCGCGCCGGCGGTCAGGCAGCAGCGTGAGGGGGCAGCAGGCGCTCGGGCGCTTGCCCGGTGACCTCTGCCCACCGCATGAACTGCGAAACGGTCGGCTCGGAGATCCCGCGTTCCCATGCCGAGATCGTGCCGTGACTCACGCCGATCTGCAGCGCCATAGCCCGCGCCGAGAGACCGGCAGCGCCACGCGTGGCCCGCAGGATCTCCGGCAGCCCGCTGCTGTCGATCTGAATAAGTGTCATGCGTGTGAGTGTATCGCTAGGTTTCTACATTTATGTAGACACGCCGCTAGGAATGCCAGCGACTCGCTACATGTGCGTTGAGACTCACCCTGTGTCTAGAATCCCAACCATGCGACCACGACCACCACCATGCGCCCCAGTGAGGGGCGATAACCGAATACGCGGCCTGGTGAGAGGCCACCAACGCTGTAGGCGACAGCGAAACAAGAACGGGTAATCAGTCCCGGTGCCAGCCCGAGAAGTAGGGGCGCAGCGGTCAAGGCATGACCGGGCGCTGCAGTCGGCCCCCAATCCATCCCCCTGCTTCATATCCCGTCCGTGACGCGCTAACCCCGCGTGCCGTGGCGATCTCCCTAGGCTCCGCCTGGCTCCGTCGAGCAGATCCCATGTGCCCCTCCCGAGTTCAGAAATGAGCTAGGGGGGGCCATAGTTCCCAACCCTCTCACCTACCTTCACCATCGAGCAGGGCAAGGGACATACCCCACACACCCCACAACCCCGAGAGCAACCCCGTGACCAACCCGAGAGAGATCACAGCAGCAGCCAACGCCCTGTCAGAGCTGACAGAGCAGACCCGAGCAGTAGCCACCCGAGCACGACGAGCACGACAGATCCGACTGCTGAGGCAAGCCCGATCCCTCGGGGAACAGCTCGATGCAGCTCGCACTCAGCTGATCGTTACCGGTTCGCAAGCACTGGCCCCGGCCGAGGCATTCGTGGCCGCCGGTAGCGTTGCTCTGGGGGGCATCGTCGCGCAGCTCGACCGCTTGGATCTGGGAATTGACCGGATCGCGGCCGAGCGCGTTGACGCCGGCGACGTGATCGCGTGGCTGGAATGGCACTCCATCCACCTGTACCCGTATCAGCGTCGAGCGATCGAGCAGCTGCTGCCTGCCTGATCGCTCGACGCGCGCGCCTGCCTATGCCCGATCCGCCGGCGTGCAATCCCCACAATCCCGACACCCCCCAGATACCGAGAGAGCACCCCATGCCCGTGATGATCGCTGTAGCCACCAACGCCCCGCTGCCGACCAACGCCAAGAAGCTGACCGCCGGCCAGGTGGCCGAGCTGTTCGGCGTCCGAGTCGAGACCGTGCGCCGATGGGCCGACGCCGGCAAGATCCCGTGCATGAGGACGCTCGGCGGCGATCGCCGGTTCGATCCGGCCGTGGTGCAGCGCATCTTGCACGACGCCGCTGCAGCATGAGCCAGCACAGCAGCCGGTCAGCCGAGTACAAGACCAACCGGCTGCTGGCCCTGAACCGTGACGGCTGGCTGTGCAGCTACTGCCGAGCCGAGCTGGTCGAGGGCAAGAACGCGACAGCTGATCACGTCGTGTCCAAAGCTACGTGGATCAGAGAGGGCCGAGCCGGCAGCCCCGACGCGCTCGACAATCTCGTGGCCTGCTGCACGTCATGCAACAGCTCGAAAGGCGACCGCGACACCATGCCCCGCGTGAACTACTACAACCCGGCCTGGTTCGCCGGTCTCGTGCCAGCCTGACGCCGACCCTCGCGCAGCTCGACGCCGGCAGCGACGCCGTTTCTCTGTAGCGAGGGCCACCGACACCCCGCCCCA